TGGTATAAATGTACTCGACGATCAGTTGGTGAAGTTTTCACAATTGAGAACTCGAAGCAATTAGGCAAGTGGATGCAAAGAATTTAATGAATAGGGGAGTGGCATGTATTCAAAAGTACAAATCTACAATTTGGCTCTTGGTGCGTTACTTCTCAATAAAAGAATAGCAGACGTCGATACAGATACTTCGACGGAATGCCAGACTTTAAACATTCATTATCAAGCAGCCCTTGTTACCACGCTTGAAGATTTAGATTTGGACGGCATTTCAGTTGAGATGCCGCTCGAATTAATTGAAGAAGAACCAAACGATAATTGGTTGTTCGCATATAAGTATCCTTCTAATTGTGCGTTCTTTAGACGCATTCAAAGTACAGTTCTAAAAGATACTAGAACCACTCAGATTCCTAGACGAACAGGTAATCTCAATGGTGTCCGTGTAATCTACACAAACCAACCAGACGCGATTGCAGAGTATATCCCTATCGATGTACCTCTGAATATGTTATCGGCTAGTGCTGGGCTTGCTGTAGCTTATAAATTGGCTGTCCTATCTGCGCCATTGATTGCAGGTAAAGCGGCTTTGACACTTCGTAAATCCATTCAAGCGGATTACTTGATTGCTAAAGCTGAAGCCATGGAGAAGGATCGTTTAGAGAACAACAACTTTGAATCCGATGAAGAACAATCTGAATTTGTTTCATTTAGGACTGAATAATGGCGTACCATGTTCAATCGAGTTTCTCAGGTGGCGAATTAGATCCAGCTTTGCATGAGCGTACAACCTTTGATAAATATCAAACAGGTTTAAAGACTTTAAGAAATGCTACAGTTGGTAAGACTGGACGTATTACTTCAAGACCTGGAACTGAGTTTTGGAAAGAGACTAAACAAGTTTCTATTGCACCGACAATTGTTGTAACAGGTAGTGCAATAAGTGATATTTTAATATCGTCGAGTGCGCATAATTTAGGTACGGGTACAAAAGTTAGATTTACTTCTACTGGTACTCTACCTGGTGGAATAAGTGCAGGTGTTGATTATTATACTATTTGTGGTACCACACTAATCGATAGTGTTTTCAGAGTTACTACAAGTTTTAATCTTGCAAAACTTGATGCTTATATAGATTTGACAACTGATGGTACGGGTACAATTACAGCGCATATTCAAGATGATAATGGTGTAGTTAAGAAATCAATCATTTATGCTGTTCAATATACTAAATATGTACTCGAAATGGGTCACGCATATATAAGAATCCATAATACTGAACTAAATACTTATATAGAATCGCACTGGCCTTTTATTGAAAGTGATTTGGATAATATTCAAGTTGCACCCAGTGGACCTTATGTTTATTTTTTTGCATACGGTTGTTCTATACAGAAGATGGTTTTAGAAAGTTTAAATTCTGGATATTGGTTACTGAATTCTAGATTTTTAAACACTCAACAATTTCTTGCTCCTATTGTAGGTCCAACTTTTACAATAGCGTCTACAGGTACGGGTTACTATGTTGATTACGTAGTAACAAGTGTCACCAACGGTGAAGAAAGTGACCAATCTATAATTCCTTTTCCTGGTGCTACAGGTGCTTTAATACCTTCTCTTCCTGGTGAGGTTACAACACTTACAATTATTCCTGCCGCATTACAAACAGGGCAGAAATCGCCTACAGAATATAGAGTTTATCGTCGTCCTGGTACAGGTGCCAGTTATGGGTTTGTTGGATCTGCATTAGGAAATGGTACAGGTAATGCGATATTTACAGATGTCGGACAAGATGCCGATTATACGCATCAGCCTCCTGCTAGTGGTATAGATTATTTAAAGTTGCTCGATTATACAGCTACAAATAATTCTATTTTTCCTCCTTTAACCTTGGGTAGAGCCGGAACTGTTTACCAAAAAAGATTAATTACTACTTCTTTAAACGATGAAGAAACAATTATTGCGTCTCGTCCTGCTTATCAGAATAATTTTTTGAGAGACTTCCCGTTATCCTCAGACTCAGCATTGCAATTCAAATGCGGTACTTCAGGGAACGCTAAAGTTCTACGTTTCTTAGATAACGATGGTCTCCTAGTATTTACTTCAATTGGTATATTCCAAAACGTAGGTCCTTTAACTCCTGATAATTTAACACTTCAGAAAAAAGGAAACTGGGTTATTGAAGAGAAACTAGAACCTCTCAATGTACCTGGTGGTATTTTATTCGTAGACAAATCTACAAATACTATTCGAACACTTGTTTACTCAAATGAAGCAGGTGGTTATCCCGGTGATGAAATAAGTATATTTAGTAACCATTTATTTTTAAACAAACGTGTAGTCTCTTGGACATTCCAAGATGGAGATATTCCTCTTGTGATTGCCGCAATGGATGACGGTACACTAAATATGCTTACTTATCAGCGTGAGCAACAAATGCGTGGATGGTCTCACCACGATACTCAAGGTGGACTATTTGAATCTGTAGCTACTGTGAGAGATGCTAATAATAATGCAATTACCTACGCTATAATTAATCGTGGTGGTTCAAGATACATTGAGTATTTTACCCCCCGCTTTGTTAACGACTTTAAAGACTTTGTTGCAATGGATTCGACTGTCACATTTAAGTCTGAACTGTCTAACGATGGTGTGATCACTTTGACTGTAACTGCGGACACTCCTGGGGATTGGGATGGTACTTTAACTATCACAGCATCTTCAGCAGCGTTTGCGAATACTGCAGGTAATGGTGCAGTTGGTACAGTCTTTAGATTTTTTGACTCTGAAGGAACTGCAATCGATTTAACGGTGACAACCTTCACAAGTACCACAGCAGTTAAAGTTACTTCTCCACTTACTTTTCCGTCTACTGAAGCTGTAGGAATTAAACTCTATAAAACTTACACGACTCTTACGGGTCTTTCTCACCTCAATGGTAAATCAGTTTCGTTGGTTGTTGATGGTTATGTAGATGGTTCACCTAATAACGACGTTGAAGGGTATGCGGCTCTTACTGTTTCTGGTGGCTCCCTAACGATTCCAGATGGGCGTAGAGGGTCGATTGTTCACGTAGGGTTACCGTTCACTGTGGATATTGAAACTCTCGATATAGACACTGTAGAGCAGAAACCTGCATTACTAGAATCTAAAGTAGTCCATAAGGTCTTCTTAAAAGTTTACAATACTCGAGGTCTATACGTTGGTAGTAAGTTTCCGGCAAACGATAAAGTTGCTGGATTGACTGATCCTGAAGAAAGATCCGAAGATATTGTGGACGGTATACTTGGTAATAGTTCACAAGCTTTAATAACAAAACGATACGACATACCAATTAGGAATGATTGGGACTCTAGTGGTAGAATCTGTATTCGCCAAGTGGACCCTTTACCTCTTGAAATTCTTTCGATCATTCCTGATATGTCTGTTATGTACTGAGGGAGGTTCGATGGACCCAATTACGATAGCTATGCTGGCTGGTATTCAGCTATGGCAAGCCAATCAACAAGCCGAAGAGATTAGAAGTAACGCTAGATTTACTAAACAGATCGCAGATATGAACGCTCAGTTTGCTGAAGTAGACGCTTTTAAAGCTGAAGAACAAGGTCTCACACTAGCTGCGCGTTACCAGTCGGGCGTTGATAAGGTTTTATCTGACCAACGAGTAGCAATGGCATCATCAAATATCGATGTTAACTATGGGACCGCTAAAGCGTTTGAAGCTGAATCAAGACTTAACGGTTTTCTAAACCAATTAGATATGAAAAACCAAGCGCACGCTCAAGCGTTAGGTTATACTCGTGAAGCTCGCAGTACTAGATTTCAAGGTAATCAAGCTGTTGCTCAAGGTGATATCAATGCCCGTGCTATGATGTCTGCAGGTATACTTAACGCAGCCACTACAGCAGTAAAAGGCTATGGTGAGAATGAAAAATATAAAGCTAAATTAAAAAATAGTTCTGGTTATCCCACTACTAATGAGGTGACATAATGGCTGTTCAGATTCCAACCGTTCAACGAAATGCACCCGTACCAGAACCTTCAGTTGGTCGAGTAGATATTAAACCGCTTGATATTAGTAGTGCACAGAGTGTTATTAGAGGTGCTACTAATCAATTAGTGAATGCTACTGCTAACGCATTTGAAGAACATCAGTTACGTGCTGCAAATAACATAGGTAAAGATGCTGCATATAAATATAACAAAGCATTAAGAGAAGTCTACGAAGGTAAAGCCGGAGAGAACGGACAACCTGGAACACTAGGTATTAAATATGCCGATGGTGAACCTACTCCGCTTTATCAACAGTTTGATAAGACCATGAAAGACAAATACGACGAAGTCATGGGTCAATACGACGGGGCTTCAGATAAAGTTAAGTTTGCAATTAAGAGCCAACTTGACCAGGTTAAAACTAAATTCTCAGATATCGCTATCAGTTCACATGCTGCTCAGTTAGACAAATGGCAAACCAGTGTAGCTACTAATACTGTAGCAATGGCTAAAGAAGATATCCTAGATCAGACAGCATACTTCAATCCTAATGATCCTAAGAATCCTAATCCTTATTTAGATTTTGATAATACTCTAGCAAGAATTAATCAGACTTGGATGGAGCACGGTAAAGATAGAGGAACTGTAAAAGAAGTTATAGGAAAAGATGGAAAACCATTAGTAAACGATAGAGGCGAGAAGACATATATTCCTCATGCGTCTGTAGCTTTTAGAATCGCTAAGGACAAGAGCGATGCGATTGAGAATGTAATTAATAACCTTCGTACTTCTGGTAAAGTAGATGAAGCTGTAGCAGTTGCAGAACATTACAAAGATGTTATCGATGCTGCTGCACGTCCTAAGATTAATAAAGAACTTGAGGATGCTAAATTAGATAAGAACGCTTTTGCTGAATTAACTAAGGTTCAACAGTTACCACTAAAACAAGCTGAAATTGAATTAAAAAAAATAACTGACAAACCACTTCAAGAAAAAGCATTGGATAAATTCGTTACATACAAATCTAAAATGGAACGTTTAGATGATATGCAGTCGGATACTTTTTATAAAACTGCATTTGATCAATTATTAACTAAACAATCAGGTGGTGAACCTTTTGCTACTGTAGATGAGATGTTAAGTAATCCAACATTTAAACCCTTAATTGAAGGCATTACAAAACCTGAGCAAGTCAAAGCTTTAACAGCAATGATTAAACCTAAAGAAGAAACAGATCCTCAGGCTAACATTGATTTTATGAGCGATGCAGTTAATGGAAATTTAAATGGTATTTCTAAAGAACAGTTAACTCTTAAGCTCGCTCCAATTGCTAAGAAAGATCAAAGATGGGCTTTAGATTTATATAAATTTGTTAATATGGATACTGAATCTGAAAAGCGTTCTAGACTTAATTCTAGTATGTCAAAATTAAAACAAGCTATGGAATTACAAAAAGTTATCGATAGAGAAATTCCAGGTAGAGGATTTGCTCCTAAAGATGCAGATCTTCTTTCAACAGCTATGCAGGAATTAAGCAGAAGCGTTGGTGAAATACCACAGGATGCAACTCAACAACAACTATGGATTGATAATTTCACTGCTGATTTTAAAAAGCGTGTAACTCCAGGTAGATTACAAGAATTCATTGATAACACATTTGGTGCAACTATTAAGGCAACTAAAGAAGCAATGGGACTTGGAGAAGAACGACCATTAGTTTCGCCACGTACAGGTCCTATTACTATTCAACCAACTAATGCTCCAATACCACAACCTGGTATGGCTCCACAACCTCCAAAGGTTTTAGTTAGTCCTACACCTTTTAAAACAAATGCTACACCTACACCTGCAGGTAAAAGTTTATCAGGAATTACAAGTAGACAGTTGATGAAAATGTATTTGGATAAATATCCAGATAGAAAAAATAAAGTTCCGTCTATTGAAGAACTTCAACAATTTCAAAATGAGATATCAAAATGAGTGAAGTAGATATAAGTGGATTAGTGAGTTCTACTGTTTTAGATCCTGTAGAAGCAGCGAATGGTATTCAAGGTGCTAAAATATTTGATACGGATGTGGATACTTATATTAGAAATAAATCTGAATATCAGAAACAGTTTCAAGATAGTCTTGTCCCTACTACCGCACCTAAAGTAGTAGCAGATTATATGAATCGTGGTCCTGCTTATACAGCTGCAGTTAAAGATGATATTGATAAGCTTTCAATGTTTGATAAGTTTACAACTA